AATCAAATCGGGTGGCGATTCGTTGGAGTGGGACAACTTACAAACAATGTGTCATCGATGTCACAATATAAAATCGGGCAAAGAAGCACACGAATGATGAAGATATTGCCCGCATATTACCAAGGGAGGGGCGGTATTAAATGTAAAAATGGTAAAATCTAAACATCACCGCCCCCATAAAGCGAACACGACCGCATTTTTGAGCGTGTTAAAGTCAAGATGTGGGCAGTTGATGATAAAATGTGATTAAAATGAAAGTATTGATTGCGTGCGAAGAAAGCCAAGCCATCACAAAAGAGTTTAGAAAAGTAGGTGTTGAGGCATTCAGTTGCGACCTTTTGCCGTGTTCTGGTGGACACCCGGAATGGCATATTCAAGGCGATGCGCTTGTTGAAGCGTATTCGGAAAAATATGATTTGATGATTGCGCATCCGCCGTGTACATTTTTAGCGGTAAGCGGTGCCGCTTGGCTTTACAATAAAGACGGAAGCAGAAACGAAAAGAGATGGAACGACCAAGCCGATGCGCTTGAATTCGTTAAAAAGTTAATGTTGGCACCAATCAAACACATCGCAATTGAAAACCCGGTAAGTGTAATTTCAACCCAAATAAGAAAGCCCGACCAAATTGTTCATCCTTGGCAGTTCGGTGATGAGGCAGAAAAAACAACGTGCCTTTGGTTGAAGAATTTGCCGCATTTAAAACCAACAAAGATTGTTGGCAAGGGGGAATTTTTTGAATGGACTGACAAGAATGGAGTAAAGAAAAGACAAGCGCAATGGTTTTTTGATGCATTATCGCAAGCAAAGACGCCAGAAGAACGCAGAACATTGCGAAGCAAAACATTCAAAGGAATGGCGGAAGCGATTGTGAATCAATGGAAAGATTTAAAATCGTTTGAAATACAAAAAACAATTTTTGACGAATTATGAGTAAAGGAAGAAAGCCAAAACCAACGGCAATATTAAAAGCGCAAGGCACCTACGATGCCAGCCGACACAAAAATAGATTGGAAGCCGACGGCATTCCAACCGCGCCCGCAGTACAATCCGCAAACGAAACGTTTGAATGGTTGGTTCAAAAACTGGACGACCTTGGCGTCGTCGCTGAAGTCGACGCGATGGCGTTGCAAATGTTATCGGACGCGTGGGAAGATTATCAAGTCGCGCGCGCCGTTGTCAAAGAACAAGGCCCAACATATGCGACCACAACCGCACAAGGCGATTTGATGTGGCGACCACGACCGGAAGTTTCAATGATGAATGCCGCATGGTCCAAGGTTGAAAAGATGATGGTCCAATTTGGATTGACCGCATCGTCACGCGCAAAGATTGAGATGCAAGAAAAGATTGAAACACTTGATGACCTTTTACAATAATGGAAAAGAAGTGTCACAAATGCAAAGCGATAAAGCCATTGGATGATTTTCATAAACTGACGAAATCAAAAGACGGCCATCAATCCAAGTGCAAGGATTGCAAAAAACAATATCACTTGCAAAACAAGAAACGCGTAAGCAAAAGAAATAAGGAGCGTTATCAAGAAAAAAAAGAGGAAATAAAAAAAAGAACGAATCAATATTATCACGAAAACATTGAGGTCGTTCGAGAAAGAAGAAAAAAATATTACCGACAAAATGCTGACGATATTAAAGCAAAGGTAAAAGACTGGACGAAAGAAAATCTTGATTATGTAAAAAATAGAAAGCGTAAGAAATACGAAGAAAACAAAAACGAGATTTTAGAAAAGCAAAAAGAATATTACAACAACAACCGCGATAAGATTTTAGAAACAAACAAAAAATATAGGATAAACAATACCGATAATGTAAAGCGGAGCAAACGCAAATATCACCAAAGAAAAAAGAATGACCCCATTTATAAATACTCAAGATTGTTAAGGGGTAATATTTGGAAATCGTATAAAAGGAACGGATTTATTAAATCAAACAAAACCGAAAAAATACTCGGATGTTCGATATCTTGGTTTTTTGAAGAATGGTTGAACAACGAATACAATCCACCAAAAAAACACATTGACCATATTGTTCCGGTATCATTAGCAACAACTAAAGAAGAAGTATTTGTATTGAATCATTTCAGTAATTTGCAAGTCTTGACGGCCAATGATAATTTGTCCAAAAACAACAAATATGTTTCCCTTGCTGGATTGACGAAAGTTTTATCAAATCACCCAAATCCCAACGCAATGAAAAGGATTGTGTCACGAAGCGGGATAAAAATAAAATAATGCACCACGACGAAACAAAATCAAACAAAATCATCAATTTCATTGAACGCGTTTGCACGCACGTGAAAGGCGATTTGGCAAACCAACCTTTCCTTTTGGAAGATTGGCAAAAGGAATTCATTCACAAGATGTTCGGCACAATGAACAAGACGGGTTTGCGTCAATACCGAACATCCTATGTGCAGATTCCGCGGAAGAATGGAAAATCAAATTTGTCGGCGGCGATTGCGTTGGCGATTTTGTTCGTTGAAAAAGAACAAGGTGCGGAAATCTATTGTTGCGCATCATCACGGGACCAAGCAAAGATTGTGTTCGAGGTATGCAAACAAATGGTTCGCAACTCGGCAATCTTGACAAAGAATTGCAAGACGTTCCAAAACTCAATCGTGTTGAACGGGACCAACTCGTTTTTGAAAGCGGTCGCGGCGGATGCTGGATTGTTGCACGGGGCGAATGCGTCCGCGGTCATCTATGATGAATTGCACACGGCGAAGAATCGCGACTTGTGGGATGTGATGGCGACGTCAATGGGTGCGCGTTCGCAACCTTTGATGATTGCAATCACCACGGCTGGAGTGTTCGACACGAATTCCATTTGTCATGAATTGTATTCGTACGGCAAACGAGTTGAAGAAGGCGTGATTGAGGACAACACATTTTTGCCGCTTATATATGAGGCGGACCCCGACGATGACATTCACGACCCAAAGGTTTGGAAAAAAGCAAACCCAAATTTCGGCATCTCAATCAAGCCCGAATATTTTGAAAAGATGGCGCGCGAGGCAAAGACGTTGCCGTCGTCGGAAATCGCATTCCGTCAACTGCATTTGAACCAGTGGGTCAACTCATTGGCGTCGTGGATTACGGATGACGAATGGATGAAATCGGCGGGCAATGTAGATTTGGAACAACTCAAAGGACGCAAGGCATATGCGGGACTCGATTTGGCCGCGGTTGAAGATGTCACGGCGTTCGTTTTAGCGTTCCCAATGGATGACGAAAGCATCAAGATTGTGCCGTTTTTATTTGTGAGTGAAGCCGCCGTTGAACGACGTCGGAATCAAACGGGTGGTTCGTACGATAAATTCGTGAGTGCGGGCGAACTGATTGTGACGGAAGGAAATTCAACGGATTATGCAGTCATTGAAAGAAAAATCAAGGAATGCGCGGAAATCTTTGATATTCATTCCGTGGCTTTTGATAGATGGAATTCGAATTCACTGGTCCAACAATTGACGGATGCCGGGATTGAGATGGACCCGTTTGGTCAAGGTTTTATTTCTATGACGGCACCGATTAAGAACGCGGAAATCTTGGTGAAGAAACGATTGTTGCATCATGGCGGTCACGGAATGATGCGATGGATGGCGGCGAATGTGGTGACAAAAAAAGACGATGCCGAGAATGTGAAGTTCAGCAAATCAAAAGCGGGTGACAAGATTGACGGAATCATTGCGATGATAATGGCATTGGGCGAGATGATGACGATGGAGGGAAAAGATATGACGGGAACGTCCACATATGAATCGCAAGGAATCCGAATGTTATGATGAAAATGGAAGATGCCCGCGAATTGGGATTGATGTTGTTTGAAAATGGGTTCACGCCGTGGATTGCTGAAACGGGCGATGGGTACATTGTGCGCATCCTTTTGAATGGGGAAATCATCAATGTTTTCCGCACTGATTTAGAACCAAATAAAAAAAATTGAAAAAAAGTTCTTCACGATTTGTGAATTCGGTTTTTTGTTGTATGTTTACACCATCGCAATGAAGCGGTGACCAAAACAACCACAAAATGACACTTTCACAAAGACTAACGGCAGAAACACAAGAGTTGAAAAAGACTTACATCGAAATGACAATCGAATGGGCAAAAGAAGATTTCGCACAAACAAAAGAATGGATTCGCAAAGCGTATAAAGAGACATTTGAATTAGTTGGCAAATCTCAATATTGGGCGAATCAACGTAAACTTATGAGATTGCCATCATACTTTTTCAACGGCGATGTAAATGACCACGTTGAAAGAATGGTTAAAGCGGCAGAAAAGCACTACACCAACTCAATCGCGAAGTTGGCATTGAGAATCGAAAAGAAAGGATTGAACCAAGATAAGATTGAGATGACAACGGGATATGTAGACGTAAACATCACAACCACAATCACCGATGGCGAAAAGGTTGTTAAAGCGTGGACAATCATCGCGGGTGGCGAAATTCAAAAACCACATTACCGCTATTTAGTAAAATAAAAAACCAAAGGCGGCCCGAAAGGGTCGCCATAAAAATTTTCCGCCTATGTATTACACAACAACGACAAAAGATTCCGTACATTACAAACCGAACATGGAACCAGTTGACGACATATCGGTTGGCGACATCATCGAGATGACGCGCACGGGAAAAGAATTTTTGGTGGAATCAATCACTCCATCGGGAATCATATTGAAAGAATGCACGACATACGTTTCATTCAGCCGTTCAGCATTGAACGAACGTTTGAAAAGAAATTCGGCAATTCACAAAAGCATTTAGGGAACCACGGGGCGTTCTGCTCCGATTGGTGTTTTGGTTTGGTAGGGGACGTTGTGGTGACGTCCCCTTTTTTTGTCTATTGTTTCATTGCAAATGATATTGTATATTCACCCCGAATTGTACAATCATTTTCAACCGAATGGCCGAAAATCAAAATTTATTCGGGCGCATTTTGGGCGCATTTCGTTCCAATCCGAACCGCCCATCAACATCATT